TTCAACTTTATAGGAGATAAGGACTGGGACGAAAGTAAAAAAGATTGGGTTTCTATCGCCCAGATAAACGTATTATTAAAGAAGGCGAGTATTAATTTATCGTCTCAGAAGTATAAGAATTATTTAACTCCCAGAGGAGCGATTAAAGGTAAGAAATTAAACGATCAGACTAACAAGAGGGAAAACGCGTGGGTAAATATTCAAGTTAATCAGGTTAAGGTAGAACAGATAGCGGAGGGTTTCGGAATGTTAGACGACGACGAATAAATTATTTTTTTTTATTTTTCTTATTATTTTTCTTTTTATTATTAAGTTTTTTTGTTGTTTTTTTTTTTTTGTTTATCTTTTCATTTATTACTTTCTTTTTTTCACGATATTCAATAATATCTCCGATATAACTCTTAGGCGCGGGAACAATCTTAACCTTTTTCTTTTTACTATACATTTTATAAAATACTTAATATATTAAATTTTATTAAGATATTACTAATTTATTCTGGTTCTGGTTCTGATTCGGGTTCTGGTTCTGGTTCTTCGTCAGGGAGTTCAGGGAAATCACACGTAAGCGCCTTAACTTTAATAATCTCTTGGGCGATTATATCAGGGTGGATTTTAGAGTGTTTCTTAAAATATTCATGTGCTTCTTTTCTGGATACCATACTTTATTTATAATTTATATTATAAAAAAAATAATATTTAATAAATTATAAATAAATGTCTTCATTAGTAATCTGTGGAAATGAATTACAGGACGGATCAGGAACTTCAACATTTCAGGCGCCTTTTAGTTTTAATAATCACCTTCAACAACCTTTAAGGGTCCCACCTAATTCTGAGGTCGCGGTCCAGAGTTTAAAAATAGTAAAGGAGGGATTATTATCAGTATCTCCCGCCTCTAAGTGGTTTCAATATTACGGCGTTAAGTTAAGCGATTCAATACCGATAAATCAGACGACCTCGGCGCCTATCCCTACCGATTTAGGTATTGATAGAAATGAAGGATTATCAGCGGACGGAGTAGCGGAAAAAATACAGGTTGGACTAAATAAAGGTGTCCCGAATCCAGAGACTTTCGGTTTATGTTCTTGCGACGTTCAGAGAGACGGAGAGGGGGCGTTCGACGGATTTAGACATGAATTTAGTGAAAGAGGAACTAACGCCTCGGGATCTAATACCATATCCCAGACGTGGGTTAATAATTATGAAGGTGTGGGCGGTATGTCCTATAACTCGGCGAACAATAGATTAACGGCGCTATCCTCAGCGGACTCGGGAGTCTTTAATGTGGCGATAGGAACAGATAACCCGATAGCGTTGAATGAGGGTGAGTTTATCGTAGACGTATCTGAAACCTTCGGGACTTCGTGGGCGGTAGGATTTACACGTAGTAGAGCGATAGGAACTGACCCAGATTATTTTGATCCTAATGATAGTTATATCACGAGAAACGCTAATCTTTTCGGGGATTTCATAGTGGGAGCGTTTCAGACAGAAACTAATCAGCGCCAGTTGAGAGTTCTTCACGCTGTCTATGATACTACCTCCGATAAATACGACGCCGACCGCCCGCTTACTATGAGGGAGGTTTCTTACTTTACAGGGGACGGGGATTTAGACGCCGAATATAATTGGTCTACTAATTTCTCTACGGGGAGAGGATTTACTAAGGTTAAATTCACTATTGAGAATGAAAATATTAAGGTTGATTTATTAGAACCTAACGCTGATCCTTCTAAACCAGGCGCCTATATTGAACTGGTTACCGCCTCAGGAGATAAAGGGACCAGATTTAAACCAGTAGCGGATACGTGTAGGGCGCTTTATCCTATTGTATTTCAGAGTAATTTTCAGTCTTCTAATCAAGACAGATATTTAACGATAGATAGTTATAAAGGAAGAAATGTAGGAATGAAATACGGGACGACTGACTGGTGGGGGTATCTATCGGCGAATGACTTAGAGGTTCAGTATGGTAAGGAGGTAGACACGAGACCCTATAATGATATGGGAACCGCTACGGAACATACCTATAAAGGATTATCAGGTGGTTTCTTAGAAGATTACGACGTGGTTATGATAGTAGAAAAAGACCCGACTAATAAATATCCAGAGACGGACGACGCTAACTCTTCTCTATTATTAGGTTTTGAGGGAAAGAGTGTGGTTGATACGTATAGTAATACGAACTCCTCAGGATTAGGATATTTTGATAGTAATTCAGTCCCAGAACTTAAATCTACCTCCGCTTTATTCGTGAGACTTAATAATCTAAATATCAGAACATATAACGCTAATAAGAGCGCTTTTAGTAAGATAGTTTATTCGGTCCCTCGGTTCTCTACTGGAACCGATAAAAATATAGGATCTTTATTCTTTGAAGCGCCAGAGAAAACATACGTCGCTCTTAATAATCCTGACGAGTTGATCTTGAATACCTTTAATATTGATTTAGTTAATGAAGACGAAACACTCGCCACGGATTTAACTGGTAAGAGTGTATGTATTTTACATATCAGAAAATCGCCGAGTATGTAAGTTTAAATTAATCTAAAATTAAAATATATTATAATATAAAATGAGTATATTATTAAATGGAGATTGTTTAGAATTATTAGATACGATAGAAGATAATTCAATTGATTTAATATATTGTGATTTACCTTATGCGACTGGTAAGTTCGGTAAATGTGTATCTTGTGAATGGGATAAACCGATAGACCTTGATAAATTATGGGATAAATTAATGAAAAAGAAAAAGATAAATACTCCTATTTTTATGAGTTGTAATGTAAAATTAGGATATGAATTAATGAGGACCGCTCCTAAAAAGTGTCCGTTTCGGTATGATTTAATATGGGTAAAGTCTTCAAGCGCGGGATTTTTAAGCGCTAAAAAAATGCCTATGAGGAAACATGAACTTATTTACGTATTTTATGAAAAATTACCTTTTTATGATTTAAGTTCACATAAACATAAATTCATTAAAGAGGAAGTAAATGAAAAATATACATATAAACAGGATAAAAAAGACGTATACGGAACAGATATAAGAAAAGAAGTCAGAAAAGGGAAAGACGTAGGGAAATCTTCTGTTTATGATCCTCCCTTACCGAATTCTCTTTTAGAAGTTAAATCTACAAGGGGTAAACATTCAACGGAGAAACCCGTTGAATTGATTAAATGGTTATTAAAGTATTATTCGAAAGAGGGAGATATAGTTTTAGATCCTACTATGGGGAGCGGTTCTTCTGGTGTCGCTTGTAAAGAAATGAAACGAGATTTTATAGGTATGGAAATGAACCCTGAAATATATGAAGTCGCCGTTAACAGAATAGAAGTTTAATCTAAAATTTTAATATATATATTTATAATATAAAATGAGTTATAAAATAATATACGCGGATCCTCCATGGAATTACACGGCGACAAGTAATAAAATACCGAGTAGAAATAAAAACGGACAACCTTATAACGCTATGAGAATGATAGATATATATGATTTTAAATTACCTGAAACTGATAAAGATTGTATTTTATTTATGTGGGCGACGGCGCCATTAATACCCGAGGCGATATATACTATTAAATCGTGGGGGTTTGATTATAAAACTATCGCCTTTACGTGGATTAAGAAGAATAAAAAAAACACTACTACGAATTTCTGGGGTATGGGTTCATGGACGAGAAGTAATCCCGAGTATTGTTTAATAGCGACTAAGGGGAATCCGAAAGCGATCAGTCATTCAGTTCATTCAGTCGTAGAGACACCGATTCAGGAACATAGTAAAAAACCTGATATAGTAAGAGATAAAATCGTAGAGTTATGTGGAGATATTAAAAGAATAGAATTGTTCGCGAGAGATAATACCGAAGGGTGGGATAGTGAAGGAAATCAGTTAGAGTAAGTTTTTAATCTAAAATTAATATATTTTTAATAATATAATGTCTTTACCTAATATTTCTATTCTTGTACCTACATATAATAGAAGTAAATTTTTACCTTTATTTATCCATAATTTAAAAAATCAGTCATATCCTCATAATAAATTAGAGGTATGTATAGACGACGACGGGACAGAACCCTTTACGGATAGTATATCGGGATTACAATTAGATATTTATCCGATAAAATTAGTATACCATAAAGAAAAAAAAAGAAGAACAATAGGAGAAAAAAGAAATTTTTTAGTTAAGAAACTCGCGAGAAATAAGATACTCTGTTTCATGGACGACGACGATATTTATAATCCTGATTATATTAAATATAGTTATGAATGTTTAAGAGATAATAAGTGTGGATTAGTCGGTTCTTCAAGTATGTTATTTACATATCCAGAAATGGATTACGTTATAACAGGTATTAGGTGCGCTCATAAGGTTCAGATACACGAGGCGACTATGTTATTCACTAAGAAATATTTTAATAGTATGGGAGGATTTGAAAAGAGTTCTAAGGGTGAAGGCGCTTCATTCATTAAGAATCAAGATAAAAACGTATTTAATACGGATATAAATGACGTAATGGTATGTGTCGCCCATGACGGGAATACAATAGATAAAAAACAATTCAGCGACGATAAATTAAGATTAGGAGTTTTAGAAGGTCCCGAGGTAGATATATTAAATAGGATTTTATGTCTAAAAAAATAATATATTATATAATATTAAATAAATGGAATATACTGATCTCACGATTTTAGATTGTAACCGACAACATTCAGTCCAAGCGATAAGCGGTAATGACGAGAATACGTCTCTATTTACGAATGAATTAGGTAGAGGTATTCAGTTAAACGTAGGGGATAAGGTTTCAGTTCAGGGCGCCTATATATCAGAAATCGGGGCGGGTTCAGATACTATTGAATTAAAGGGAGAAAATTTCGGGAAAAAGAGAACTATTAAATACATTAAAGAAGAAAAACAATATCCCACGAGACCCGACGATAAAATAGGACAGAATTATTTAACTCCTCTTATTAATGGATACCAGAGGATTAAAAGTGTTGAAGATACCTTTACGTATGACTTAAAAGACAACGAAACCTATATATCTAATCAGTATTATCTGAATACTAATGGAGAGAGTGGATATGTATTTCTACCCCGAAGATTCGTTTATCCTGATACGTTAGACGCGGACCTCTGGGAAAAAGGAGATAGTTATGATAATGGTAAGGGACTTATACAATTTGAGGGAACTACTAACGGAACTCAGTTCGCTTCTTGTGATTATATGTTTATAAATGGGGGAGACGCGGGAGAAGAAAAAATTAAATTCGGTAGTTTTCATAGATTAAGAAGTGATAACGGGAGACTTACACTTATGAGACGATTAGACGCCGAGGGCGTCCATACTAATTTAAGAGAGACTATATTAACAGAAGACGGAACTCAGATAACAAGTTCTTACCCTATTAGCGCTGAACCATGTAGGGATACATACGCCATTTATCAGGATTATTATAAAGTATCAGTAACTAAGGGATTTAATTCACCAGAAAATATCGGTGAAGAAATAACTAAACAACTGAAAAACGCCGACGAAGGAGATAGATTTACGATTACTGATAACGCGGGACATAGGAGAGACATTACACTAACATTTAACACTAACAATTATAAACCCGTTTTATGTGGATCTATTGATACTTTTAGTAAAGATAATTTAGAGGCGTATAATACGGAGGGAGATAAACAGAAATCCCTGAATTATTATAGTAATTATTATAATATTTATTGTAAGAGACCTGAGATAAGAATAGCGGGACAGAAGGTAAATACTTATGTAGGAAAGACTAATCTGAACCAGATTTTAAAAACTGAAAGAACTACGAAAAATATAATTACTTCTTTCTTATGGACTAATGAAAATTTAGAAAATATAAGGGATTTATTTAAATCTCAGAAACTCTATCCTGAATTATTTAATAATGAAAATTTTTTTAAGATTCAAGGGAGAGAAACTATAAGGGGGGTCCCTTTATCTGTTGATAATGTGAGATATTTAAATATCAATAATATTCATTATAGTAATTTAGAGGACCAGTATTTAGGAGGAGATAATTTAAATAGTACAGACGCCACTAATATATCGCGCCAGACATTACCTCTTTTTATTTACTATGATAAAACTAATGAGGACACGTATACAGAGGGAGAAGATATTAGTAATTTATGTTATGGTTTCGCTCTGAAATATACATTAGGAACTACTGAATATATTTCGATAGATACAACAGAAATCGGGGGTATAAACCCAGACGCTTTCTATCCATACGACGGAGGACCCTATAAAATGAAGACAGGAACTTATTTAGGTTATGACTGGTCTTTTAACGCTTATGGGTCTGTGTGTGCCTGTGGTATTAATGGGAGATCAGATAAGGATTACGCCCAGATAAACGAGTGGGGAATACAGAACGCCTCTGAGGTAGGGGAGGACCCTATAAATTCTACCTCAGGATTATTAAGATTTAATTATGTGGGCGCGACTAATCCTATATTTAGATATGATAGCGACCAGTCCAGATTTTATTTCAGTCAATTACATACACCAGAGAAAGCGGGTCAGTCTGACGTAGGGGCGGGAGATAATGGGACCGATCCTCATACACCAGACAACACCACGGCGGGAAGTTTAGAAGTTTATAAAATAAATAAGAGAGTTAATAGATATACATTTACTCCTGATATGAAACCTTATGATACTCAGGCGATAGGGGAATATACATATCCCTCTGACGCTTCTGCGAGTGATAGGAATTTATCTTTAAAAAATAGAAATATAAAAACATGGTCTATTTTTGATAGTGTGTGTGGTGTTTACATTACTGATTTAGGATATGATAAAGAAGATTTCTCCCGCGGTTTATGGGGAATCTTAGGATTTACCTATGACGAATTATTTAGTCCTGTTAGTGCTGAAAATAATAGATTAGTAAGGGTAACACCCGATAGAAAGAATCAGAGTATAATTACAACTAATAGCGCCATAGTTTCAACAGATACAAGAGATTACATAGTTAATCAGTTCGGCGCTGTATATTTCACTACCCAGATCCCTACTTCTTCACTTATTAACTTCACTAAGACCACCGATCCTTACCCTAAATTAAACCAGATAGATCCCGCCATTTCTCAGTCTACTACGAGTATAAATATATTAGGTAGTAATTTACCTCGTAGAATGTTGAGACCATACTATACAATAAGAAGCGATATCATAGACGATAACCATTACATAGGAGGAGAGAATAGTAAAACCTTATTACCCGTAGTCGGTATCTGTGATAAACAATACTCAGGAGGAGATTTCGTATTCGGTTCTGATAATGAATTTACCTTTACAATAACTAAGAAGAAAGTTATAACTTCAATCACTACGGCGATAACTGATCCTAATCAGTCATTCGCGAGAGTAGATCCCGATAGCGCGGTGATATATAAAATCATGAAGAACGTTAGAAACGAGGAGGACTTAATTTCTAATTATCTTAAAGGATTAGAAAAACAGAGAAAAAAATAAGTTTAATTTCATAAAAAAAAAATATATTAATTATATATAAATGAGTATTGTTAATAATATGGATCTCGAAGAGATTATCAGTTTTTACGCGCGCCGAGGAGATACTGAAACTTTATCTATCTTACGATTAATACAGGAGGACATAGAGAAATCAATTGATCCCGATTATAATCCGTCCTCTGATAGTGAGGAGTATTCAGAATATTCTGATAGTGAAGAGGAGGGTAATAACGATTTAGTAGCGGAGTTAATAGAAACGAACCCCTCTCTTAATGGTTTCTGTTCTTTATCTTGATAAATAACCCATTTAATCTTAAATTTTACCTATTATATCATTAAAATACCCTTTTAATCTAATATTATGTCTCTTTTACCACTTAAAGAAACATAAATTACGTAATTTATTAATCTTTTAAGTCATTTTTAGTCATTATTTAAGTTTAAAGACTATATTATTATCATTATTCAAGTTTAAAGAGTAATTATAATATATAATTAAGTATAAATATGATATATAATGGTTCAGAAGGTTCAATATGTTTTTATTATAAAGGATTATTAATAAGTAGTTATCCATTATCTAAAAAGAAAACTCTTCAAGGATATTTAAATCAAGGTGAAGAATTAATTTATAAAAGTAAGGGGATCCCTATTAAGGTACAGATTAAAACATATCTCCTTTTTTGTAATGAGATATATTCACGTAAAAAAAATAAGTTATCAATTAGAAGATCAGATCATATCTTTTTTTTAAATTGTCTAAGCGCTCTCATGAGATTAAAGATTATTGATAATGACGAGAGTAATGGTTATATGTGTTTCTCTAAAAAGTAATTAAACGAAACGACTTTTTAAATAATCTAAAAAGTTATCGCCATTACTTATCAGAGGATATTTTTTATATCTCTTTAAAAATTTCTCGTAGGCGTCGTCGCTTTCTATCCACGCTTTTAACCACGGGGTCTTTAATTTTTTAAGTTCTGTTGTTATACTCTGACCCCCGTTTTCACTTATATATTTAGCGATTAGTCTTTGTTTTTGTTTATATAACTTTTTAAACTCTGGTGTCTGTTCTCCGCTTTCTTTATACATACTGATTAACTTCTCACTAAATATATCATTATCTTTCATAAACTTCTCAGTAATTTTATATCTTTCATTTTTGATAGGTTCTTCTTTCTTTTTAGGTTCTATCTTTTTAGTATTGAGTGCGGGTTTATTACTTATGATTAGAGGTTTCGGTTTAGGATATTTCAGACCTCCTATTTTAAAATATTTTTCTAATTCATTATCTACTTTATCTAATAATGATTTTATCTTTAAAAACTCAGGGTCTTTCTGTGCTTTTAAAGTTTCTCCGTCGCTTTTAGGTTTTAGTTTAGTTCCATATAAGAAAGGTTCTGAATACCTAAATATTCTATCTCTTAACTCCTGAAAAGGTTTTCTATTTCTTCTCTCTTTCGCCTCATTAAATAACTTTAAAAAAAGATTGTATTTCTCTTCCTTCTTAGGTTCAATAACCTTTATTTTTTTAGGATCTACCTTAGGACGTCCTACCTTTTCCTTAGGTCTTACCTCTTCCTCTTTCTTAACTGGTTTCTTTACCTGTTTCTTTTTCGCTTCTTTTTGTTTAGATTTAAATTCTTTGACTGCTTCTTTTTTCGCTATTTTAATATCTTTCTGTTTCGCTTCTTCTTGTTCTTTCTTCTTCTCTGCTCTCTTCTTCTTAACCTCCTCAGATACGGGTTTAGGTTTAGTAAGTTCTTCCGCCTTCTTTAATGTTATCTGTTTTCCTCTCTGTTGTTTAGGTCTGATAACTTTATCCTTATGATCTACCTTGTAATTCTTACCTTCTATCAACTTAATTAATCCCTGTCTATCTGTTCCCTTAGGTATTACTATTTTACTTAGTATATTGTGGGCGCGTATTAGTTTACGTAATTCTGGGGCGGTTAATTCTCCCTCTGGCGTTTTACTACTCATAGGTTTATATTATTGAAAATAAAATATATTATATATTAAAATGATTAATAAAAGTTTCAGTAAGGGAGATATGTTGGATATTATCCGTCAGTTTAACCTTGATATTCCTAATAGTAATAACATGGATAAACTTAAATTAAGTATTACCCTCTGGTCCTATGTAAATAATCTTAAAGATATTGAACCAGATAGAGAGATTTATTTAATTGAAAATAAAGAAGAATTACTAAAATATTTATCCGAACATAATCCCGATAAATTATTGAGTGTAAAAGAAAAAGGTAAATTAATGAATTTCTGTAAAGAGGTTATCGTGTATTGTACTAATGGATATCTTATTGAATGTAGTTCGTTCAATACAATCGAGGAGATACATATTCCTACAAGGGATATCGCGATTCATGGAGATATACCCTCAGTCAGAAGAGCGATAAAATTATTAAATAATGATCCTAAACTAAAAGAGAAAATAGAACCTATTATCTCTAATAAAATGAAAAAACAGATAGAACTTAAAAAAAGAAAAAAAGTTAAACATTATTACGGACTGGTAAGTAAAAAAGGTAATTATATAATAGAATTTAATTAATCGTCTCTATCTTGAATAGTCCCGAGATAATCGTTGATATCTTCGGGTAGAAATGACCGACTATTTATAGTAGCGGTTATCTTTTCTAAATATTTAATATTAACGTATACGTATTTCTCTGTTCTACCATGTTCTCTATGGTAGAAATCTTTAACGCTATACTCATTCTCTTTATAATTCCATACATATAATCCATTAGTAAATAAAAAAAAGAATTTCCATTTACGGGGTTCTTTCTTTTCAATTAAATACTCTAATTTATTATATCCGAAAAAAGTCTCTTCATAATCGGTATATTTACAGAATCTACCTTTACATTCTGAAACTATTTCGCTATTTCTAAAATCAACCTCTTTTTTATTATTTCTATATAACTTAAAATTATCGTCTGGATAGACGTTCTTATTTAGAAAATAAACAACTAATTTCTCATTCTTTTTCCCGTTCTTTAAATCTTTAATTAATTCGTATCCCATTATTTACTTAAACATAGATTTTTTTAAATACTTTTAAACGTTTAATTTTCCCGATTTTTATTCTTCTTCTTTTTCTTTTTTAATATAGACATTCTGAGCGACTTCCGTAGAGTGTCCCATTACCTTAGCGTCCTTCTCCATTTCTTCCTTTACTTTACCATACTTAGAACTCAGATAGATCTTTCTTAACATGGTGGTAGATATTGATTTACCCATTCTCTTTTTAGTTTCTTTTAAAAGTAATTGAGATAAAGCGTTTCTTGATAATGGTTTACCAGTTGAAGACTTGAATAATACTCCCATACCATTAACCCGAATATATAATCTTAATAATTTCTCTAAATCTTTCGGGATATCAATATCTAATTCTTTATATTTCGCGGAGGTTTTATAATTGTTTAGAACCATAAACATTTTATTTTTATTAATTACTAAATAATTTTTCTCTTTTTTATCTTCTTCTGATAGTTTATTATATGATCTTTTATTAATCGCCTCCATTCCAGCGAGGTCATTACGTAGAGGGAGACGTGTATATATATTAAATAAAATATATGATTGAAGTAATGATTTATCTTTCGCGGTTAAATCCTCTTTTTTCTTTATTTTTTTATTCTTTATTTCTTCTCCCATGTCATTAATCATTTTATTCACTTCTTCAATAGGTACGAAATTCTTACTCTGTTTATCACTTATAACTCCCGTCGCTTGTTCGTCTTCATACTTTTTATTTAATGTATCTCTTAATTCTACGTATTCCTCTATAAGGGGATCTTCTTTTTTTTCCTTTACCGCCATTAAATAAACTATAATCGCGTTATAATAATTTCGCTGAGTTGTGAAGTGTAATTCAGAGATTTTATCTTTAACATTCTCAGACTTATTCAAGAATTTAAAATTATCTGTATCCATGAGTTTACTTAACTTCATTAGGTTAGCGGTATACATTTTAATAGTGGACTCCTTAGCGTTAGGTCTGGATTTCTTTAAAATCTCCATTAGATTATCTTTATCTGTCATTATATATTTATAGTATATAATAAGATTAAAAAAATATTAAAAAAAAAATTATGAAAGTTCTGAAAGTCCTGAAATATAAAATTAATAAAAGTTTTTAATAATATGAATAATTATGAATCTTCATATTTTATTTTAGAGTATTGTATTTATTTATTTATTTTCGGGGACTTTAAGGACTTTATAAAAAAATGAGGACATTCAGAATTATATTATTTAGGTAAACATTACGTCCACCTTTCCGTCTACGATAGTCATAACCTTCTCCTGTAAGATCCAGACACGAGACACGAACGGAGCGAGAGCGCCCGTCATAGTATCTATTTTAGAATGAATTTCAAGACCGCGACTATCAACTCTTTCTCCGTCGTTGAATCGGTATCCTGTATAGAATTCCTGACCCGATAGTTCCAGTTGGTTCGTTCCTCCTACGGCGTGTCCTTCGAATTTCTTATCAGCGATAGACCACCCCTGACGAGCATACATAGGGCGAGCGATATGAGGAGGTCCCCCTTCCGCGTCCATGACCCCGTGAAAATGAAGAGCGGAGTTAGATCTGTCAATAGGATACAAGAATCTATCATTTTTCTTAAAGTTAGAAGTTAGTTTCCCATAGACTCCCTTGGCGCTACTATCAGGGGCGATAGAGCGGTAATCACCCATAGCGGTTTTAATAGGTCCCGAGGCGTTAACCTTCTCCGAGGTAATACTAACAACGGCGCGGACTACATTACGTCCAGCGCCACCGACATTCCTGATCTGGTTTCCCCACGCGGAGGCGTCAGCGAGAGTAGTTTTAGTAAGGCGGGGTTCTAAGAAAGTATATGAGTATCCCTGTTCTGATCTCCTATACGCCTCCATTTCTTCTCCGTCCAGAAAAGTATAATCAGCGATAAGGCGTGTTTCCGCTGTATTAACAGAGAACGCCTTAGTATCGTCTCCACCCGAGGCGATACATACACGCTTAGCGGTATCAGTAAGGGTTAGTTCCAGTTGAACGTCCTCAGAAATATTAAAAAGTGGTAATTCTTGACCTTTAAGACATGGTACTAAATCGTCTAATCTTACACTAAATACAGGTTCCGCGTCCAGTTTTAGAAGATCTAACATAAGTAATTGAGAATCTGTCGCGTCCGCCGTGTCTACTACTAACTCTTTACCATTCTCTAAGAAAATTCTATCGGTTTCTACCGATTGTCCGTCGTCGTAAGAATTACCCACGGCGAGCGAGCGACCGCTGAGAAATTGTTCTCTTTCTTTAATAACTGACTGATCCATAAATACGCTTTCGTATCCGTGATAGTGTCCCCAGTCCTGAACTTCACAGATAGTTTTTCCTCCGACTTTAAAAGTAGCGCGTTCAATAAGGGCGCCTACACCTACGCCGATAGGATAATAAGATTCCGTAGAGGGTTTAGTGATTGAGAAGGTTACGCGTGAACCCGCGTTTAAAACTCCCTTATTCTGAAACTGAAATCTCATAAAAGAATCACTCTGGACTACGGGTTCAAGAATATCGGTATCAATACGAGAAGTCGCGTCTGTCATGACGGGACCCGCTTTTAGAAAACTCGGTTTAGTGAATTGAGACATTTTATATTTATAACTTAATAAATATAAAAAATTAATAAAAAAAAGTTGAAAAAAAAAGTATAGATTTTAATTTACGAAATAACCTGAACCTGACCCTGATTAAAAACCAGAGTATTTTTATGGTGGACGAATACATAAGCGGAGTTGGGGTTATTATCGTCTAAACCGATATCCATAGCGAGACCCCACGCCTCTCTACTGAAATCAGCGCCGTCAGAACCTAATACGTCATACGCGACACCTACACCATAGAGAGCGCCTCCTTCTATAACGCCATTATCATTCGTAGTATAGGACTTATTAATAGTAGAAGGTCCCGCGATAGTATGACTAATCTTCTTAAATGGTAGAACCGAATTCATGAAATTTCTAACTACCTGAGGATCCACCTGAGAGGCATTACTATTCGTCTTAAAACTGGTATCAATATTATAATCAAGTGGATATCTCATTCCTCCCTTAGTAAAGACTACCTGTTTCACGTCAGCGATAGCGCCCGCCTTAGTTAGAGGATTAATCGTCTGTAAAGAGTTCTGGTTAAGATTGTTAAGATAATCTGAGGGTATGAAATTCAACATAGTAGAAGATACGCGGTTAAGACCGAGAGAAAAGTTGAGATTCGCGTTCGTTGAGTTGATAGTAGTATAGTATCCCGTAATAGAATTATATTCCAGAGGAGCGTTAGGGATTACCTGATCTGATACTTCACAGACCATTTTTAGGTCGGTTAGTTCATAAAAGGCGCCGTCTAAACCACCCCCCGAAGCGTCCCCGTTCTGGTCGAATAGAACCATGGAGTCAGGAGCGAGTGTAATAGAAATACGGAGACCACCGACTCCTGTCTGACTACTTAGATTAATACCCGCCGTCCCGAGTAGGAGTCCCGTAGGGATATGTATACAGAATTCATTAGAGTTCGCCCCGTCTCCCTCTTGTAGGACGGAGTATTGTTGAGTATCTAATGAGGGCATAGTGAGTCCAGTTTCGCCCATTAAATTAATAAGTGATTTTTCGTCATTAGTTACTCCCATATATGAAGAATAAAAGCGATTAGCGTGTTTAAGGGTTTCAATCGTCGCCATACTGGTCGCCGAGGAGATAGTTACTTGATCTATCATAGAAAAAACACCCGTACGCGGGTCCATAGAGAGGCGAGTTCCCGTCGTCATGGTTCGGGCGCTGTCCTCGTAAGCGTGAAAACGTCCACATACCCGAATAGAGCGAGGTAGAAGTGTCGCCTCCTGTTCTGATATCTGAAAATCAATAACGGGGCGTCCGTCTCGGTAAGAATGACTGGCGTTAGAATTCTGAGGTAATATCTGTAAATAGCGGTTACTCATTATTTTATACTATAATTTATATAAAATAATTATTAAAAGGATTAATAAAAAAATATAATTTTAATGAATTTATTAAATATTTAATGAATCTTAAACAATCACCGAAACACTATCACCTTTAATTACAATACGTCTTAAATGATAAACAAAATTATTCCAGAGGTGATTTTTAGTCGGAGCGGTTCCTTGATAATTGACTTGAAGGTTGAAGTCTTTTCCTCTGGTATCATAAACACCCTCCACTCCCATAACTGACATACTTAAAGCGCGACCGATTATGAAATTTCTATTAAAATCACCGAGAGATCTTACATTAATTCCACTCTGGACCAGCGCCTTCTGTAATTCTATAATCGGTTGAGCGGAGATACTCGCCTTAGAGGAGGTTTTAGAACAGGACACAGGGCGAGAAGGTTGAAGGCGTCCGTCATAGACGAACTGATAATCTGTAATCTCGTCAGATATACCCCTGAACTGGTCTCCCGCGAGGAGTTGTCCGTCTTCGTTCACATTTCCGCCGATATCATAAGTCCCCTTAGCGCCGATTCGGTCCTTAGTTCCGTAAGCGGTGGCGTCTGTTGGTTGAGATAAAATCGCCTTCGCTCTCGCTTGATTTAGTGGGAGACGGATATTCGCCACTATGTCGTCTTTACTCTGTGAATATTTATAATTAGTTACCGATAAAATATCGTTCATAATTGAACCACTTTCTTTCATGGTCGCGAGTAAATCGTTCACGTAATTACTTCCCATATCTACCTCCTGAACCACTAACTCCACATTAGAGAAAGTGTACGAAGCGTCATAACTATCATTAGGCGCGGACAGGACACTATCAGAATATACGAACCACGACTTTTTAACAATAGCGCCACCCGTTTCATTCTTAACCTCTTCCTTCAAGGTAACCTTTAAAAGTCCCGAAGTCGTCCCAGTCCCGCTTTCAATACTTAGGATTTCTGGGATATCGCCTGTGAGATCAGATACCGAGGCGTTATCGGGTGATACGAAATTAATACGTTCACCTACAACGAAACCACAGGACTTCGGGGTAATCTGTGAATTTACGTCTCCCGAGATATAGAAGATAGTAGCGGAGGCGTTATCGCCCCAGTCATTAGGAGCAGTCTTAGAACCATTAAGAGAATGAAACTGAGGGAGGAGACGGGAGCGCTTATGACGAGAGACACTATCTAACTGGGTTAAACAACGAGGGGCGCTTTCAAGGGTAATAACAATCTGTAATCCCGTATACATATTCGCCCAGATTTTAGGAGATCTAAAAATTCCTGTTTCTAATGGGAGACATAATTTACAGGATAAATAGTTGTCGTCTGTAAAGGCGCCCTGTTTCGCGTCCCCTACGAAGGTCTCCTTAGAGTAAGGATTCGTAAATGTATCCGCACACTCAGAGCGAGTCTGTCCCAGAGTTCCTCTGGTCTCAGGTATCCAGATAGTCGCGCCTTCCGTCAGGGCGCGCTTTTTCTTTTCACTATCATTCGTATCATAATCTCTCATGATAGAGACCAGAGAATTATAGTCCTGAATTTCTTCAAGGAGAACCGAACCGAATTCCGCTGAGGTATAGATACGAATATCTTTAATTAAACTCTGACCCCCGAGGCGCGGGTCCAGTTGAAGGCGCGTAGCGTGAGTGGAGGCGTCTAATGTAGGCATTTTAATTTTAAAATCACCTTGTAAATAACATTCGTCAGGTTTAATAAATTTAGTTGAAGGAGGGACGTTGATTCTTACTTCTTGACCCGCTGAGAAATCAAGACCATTTAATACAGGGACAGATTTAGAAGTCTGTTCTATTGGGATAGAGTTTTCCGCTTTCCAGAATGATACCGACATTATTTTATAATATACTTTATAAAATAAAATTAATAAAAAAAAAATTATGAAAGTTAAATTATTTATTGAGCGGTTCTACCGACAGCGAGGGCGCCCGCTCCCGCCAGACTTACAGATCCCGCTTGGGTCTGTTGTTCTGGTCCTAAATCTTTATCCGCTTGTTCTGTATCCTGTTGTATCTGTTTCTTTTTATCGTCGGCACTCTGAAATCCCGCGATAGTCTGTTCCGCTCCCGCGCCTACTTGTACCACGTCTCCGAACGCCTTCATACCTAAACCGAACATAGCGCCGACTGGTCCCCCGAAAGTCATTAATCCAGTACCTACCATATCTAATCCCGCTCCTCCTATATCGGCGATATTAGTGATTTTATCCATGGTAGACATAGACCCCCAGTCGTCTTTTAATTCTTCGGCGTCTAAACCTATGGAGGCGACGTCCCCGATAACACCTAAACCCGTAGCGAGTTTCCCCGCTGATTTACCTATTGTCTGGGCGGTTTCTTTTCCTACTATTTCTCCTTTCTTAAATAACTTCGCCGTATCTCCCGCGCCCTTTACTATATCCTCGGTCGCCCTTATTGGGGTTCCTACTTTCTGAATATTTTTCGCGGTGTTGAGACCTTGGGCGAGAGCGGAGGCGTGTTGTCCCGCTTCTTTCATGGCGCCCGTATTGGCGTCGGTTCCCGCCTGAGATTGTAGATCTTGTCCCGTTTCTTTATTAGTTAATTTCTGTTTAGTTAAATTTCTGTTGTATAGTCCTACCTGTTGATTAAAGTTTTTTAATTCAGAAGAATATTCAGCGTCTCTTGTTCTATCAGCGTTACCGAATTCCATTATTTTATATTATTAAATATATTAAAATATTATTATCTTAATTATTAATTTATTCTTCTTCTTCACTTGAAACCTCTTCCTCACTTGGACCCTCAGGATAAATCTTCTCATTAAAGTTAACCCAGATCTCCGCGGGATTCTCTGTTAACTTTAAAGTCATGAAATCATATTTTTTCTTAGTCGCTTTCTTATACATTTCTCTAAAATTCTTATCACCCCCGAACATACCCGACCACTCCTCACTCAGTTTCTCCACTTCCGCCTCATTAGTTAATCTACCCACCAGAACCCAGTTGGCGTTAGCGCGGATCGTGGGACTAACTTTTTTTAGTAGTTGACTGGATACAATAAATAAATCTATATTGTAATGACGATAACGGGACGCGAGATTATTCAGCGCCGTAGTCTTCTCACCTAAACAATCGTCGCACACTAAACACATACTCGGCATATCCGCTTTATCATATTGAGATTGACGCTTAACTATATCTTTAATTAAATCGTCTGAATAAAAATCATAAGTATTAAACGCCTGTTTTATAAAACGGGACGTCTGGTCGTTGTTAATTGTTGTTGAGATTATAGTTGTCTCATTAAAGAAATCCTGTCCGTAGAAATCTTTATTTAATAACATATTCGAAATAATGGTTGACTTTCCCGTTTTAGTAGGCATTACCATAAGAACAAGAGAAGGAGGTTGAGGTAGGTTAGGGTGTAGCGCCTTCTTTTTTAAATGGGGAGGATCAACTACTTTCAATATCTTTAACTTTTTACTCATTATAATATATCTAATATATTATTTTTTTTTAGATTTTTTAACTAATCTAAATCGGGGTCTATGTCTACGCCTATGTAATTTCTATTTAATAAATCACACCTATTCCCTACTATATTATTATGGTGGGTCATGTCTAAAATAGTATCTCCTTCATTTGAATAAGTCTTTATAAAAAAATCTATCATTTCGTCGCTCCTTGTAATACCATTACCTTTCCCTTTTCTGATAGGATATTCTAAATATGTATTTGGATATCTCCCATAGTGTCCCTCTTCTTCTACGTATTCATTATCTTTATTTACTCCTTTCTCTCCCCAGTAGGCAGATTTTCCTCCGTATTTAACATTTCTTTTTATATGGTACTCATTCCCTATCATTTGAGGATTATATGTTCCTCGCTTTTTATAGTAAATAAATATCTCTTCCATATTTCTTAATGGTTGATATTTCGCTGAAAAAAACCCCGTTGAATTATTTTTCTTCCATGAATAATTATATTTAGGTTTTTCATATTTTATTAATTCATAAGTAAACGGGATCGCTGAATGTAAAGCGATTACTCCATTAGGTTTTAATACTCTCCACATTTCAATAAATAAAATTTCCCAGTTCAATATAGAATCCCATTTCGCCTTAGTCTGAGAATTAAAAGGCGGGTCCGTATATATGAAATCAATACTATTTTTTTCAAGGGTTTTTATTACTTCGTGTATATCCCCTTTTATATATTCTATCATTTATATTATTATTTAGATTTTTTTTTAACTAAGTGAACCTTATCAATTTTATACGCTTTACTCTTAGGATTAATTGAAGCGTATACCCGAGCGTACGCCCACTCGTCCGCCGACTTAATATGAGGACGAACTGAATAGGGCGCCGAAACATAAGCGCCCTGACCTTTCTTAAATATTGTTTTTAAACCTTTCAACTCATATCCCGTAATATCAGATATCTCTTTTAAAGAGTGAGACTTAGTTAATGGTTTGAATTTATACTTTCTATTAAATTCGGTTTTATAAGTCATTTATAATTAAAAGAAGATAAAAATTAATGTCCTTGATTTTCTAAACTTTTACAATATGTCTCCCATACTCTCACACATTCATTTAACGCCTCACACCACGTATAACCACATGATACACAACAACCATTATTATCATAAGGAGATCTAACCATATAATAAAATAATAAAGGTATACTCATTTATATAAATAAAAGAAAAAAATACTAATGTCCCCGAAAATAAAAGAAGTCCCGAAAAATGAGGACACGTCCCCGAAAATATCCAGAAATAATCAGAACTTCACCAGAGATATTTATTGATTATCACTTTTATATTTTAGAGAATTATTTTATATATTTTTGAGGACTTTGAGGACTTTGAGGACTTATGTAATAAAGTATTATTAGATTCTTATGTTTCTATTACGTAGAGAGACGTAAAAGTCTGTGTCCTCATAATTTAGAGTGAATTTATTTTTGAGGTCATGTGTCCTAAAAAATGAGGACACTAAATAATTTTAGAAACAATCCCGAAAATATCCCGCCTCCCCATATTGAGGAGGTCTCTGTGGTTGTAGAGCGTTATTAACCATACCGAGATTATTGTTGATAGTTGTTTGGTGTTGTTGTTCTTTCTTCTTCTGTTCTTTTCTCGCTTTTCGTTTAGTATCATATCCCTCTATCGCTCTCTTCTGTAATTCTACTAACATATCCGCGGGGAGATCTTCTATTGATATAGACTTTCTCTGGGGTGTTGGTTCTGGTTTAGGTTTATCTTCAACCTCTTCACGTAGTTTCTGAATATCTTTCTTTTTCTTTTTAGATTGTAGTTCTTTTAGTTCTTTCTTTTCTAACGCTTTCGCCCTACGAGTAGCGAGCGCCTTTTCTCTACCTAATCTTAATCTTTCAAGTTGTTCTTCTGTCATGACTCTCTTTTTCTTTTCTTTCTTCTGTGGTGGTTGTTTCTTAGGTTTCTTCTCTACGAAGATATCCTCCTCAGGTATAATCTCCTTAACCTTTACGTCGGG